TCGTTTTATGAATTGCTTGACGCTTATTCATTTCTGGATAGTGACCGATGGTTATGTCCTTAACATAATTAGCGAAGGGAATACGAACGACCCAAGAAATCTTGCCTGATGGCATAACCCGAACCGTTAATCCGTTTCCTAAGGAAACCGAGTAGCGTTTGTCTTTAGGCTGAAGTTTCTCAATTTTGACGTTGTTTTGCATATCAAAAATCAAAATCTTAATAAACAAACTTATGCAACTACCAAAACTTCAACAAGTTGCCATCGCGTTCGATCAATTGATTAACACTTTGCTCGGCGGAATGGCTGACGAAACACTTTCCGCCCGTGCTTATCGTCACTCTATTGACGGCACAAGAAAATGGCCTCGCTGGATAATCGACCACATTTTCTTCTGGCAACCTAATCATTGCATGGAAGCCTTTCTAAGCGAAAAGAATAAGGCTCATTTACCCAAAGATTATCAATAACAATTCCCTCAGAGAACTGGGCAATAACAACAATTACAAGGACTAATAATGCCCGATAAAGACCCTGAAAACTGGGGACTTGCGTTTTGGGCCTTTCTGACTGGTCTCGGTTTTGCGGGCGGAATTATTCGCTACATCGAGGACTACAGAAAAGAGCTTCAGCGCAACCCTCGTACTCGAAGAAAATTTACTCTGCTAGAACTGCTTGCAAAGGCTTTCTCTTCAGCTTTCGCTTGCATTGTTATTTATTTCATCTGCAAAGGACTCAACATCGACGATCTTGTAGCGCTCGGCTTGGCTGGTGTCGCTTCTTATTTCGGCACTGAGTCTCTTGGCGTCGTCTTTCAACACTTTAATAAAACAACTACAAAAGATGATAATTAAACCTTTTTCTCAATATGACCCCTTAATTGCTTCAGATTTTATAAAAGAATGGGAAGGGTTAGAGCTGTCTGTCTATAAATGTCAGGGTGGTAAGAACACCATCGGCTGGGGACACACTAGAGGTGTAGGGCAGAAAGACACTATAACAATAGAAGAGGCAGAAGAGTTTTTGAAAAACGATCTTCATTCTCACGCACGCGGTTTAGCGCTCGCTATCAAAGTTCCAGTAACTAAAAATCAGTTTATCGCTCTGCTCTCGTTAGCTTTCAACATCGGGGTGACAAACGCACGAAACTCCGACACGGTAGCTTTCTTGAACAAACAGGAATATCAAAACTCAGCCGACGCCTTTTTGAATTGGAGAAAAGCGGGCGGGAAGGTCTCAAATGGCCTTGTCAGACGGAGAAGTGCGGAAAGAGAACTGTTTCTAAGGGAGGACTAACATGAATAACCCTAGATTTATTGAACGTCTTATTGAGTGGTATCAGTCTGATGATTTCAGAAAAGATGTTGCAGACCGAACGTTAAAAATCATTCAGATTTTCATTTTTGTTGGATTCGGTTATCTGCTTGGCTGGTACTCGGTTGCTCTTGAAGTTTCAAAATGCGAAGTTGACCTAGAAAAGATTTCTCACGAGAACACCCGCATGATGCTTCAAATTGCAGAGGAGCATAAAAGTTCGCTTGAAAATCAAAGAAACTCTTATCAAAACTTAATCAAAAACGAACTTAAAGAGCTTGCTCAAAAGGTTGAAGTCAATAAAAACTTGATTGAAACCAATCATCAAAAAATCGATCAAAACGGCAAGCTGATTCACGAAAACAAAGAGAAGATTACAAATGCAGTGGGTGTCGGCAATTCTCGTTAGTTTAGTCACTTGGTTTGCGACGTGTTCCTACTATCAGGCTCAAATAGCTGATCTTCAAAAAGAACACGCAACCGAACTTCAGATTCAGGCGCAAACCAACGCTAAAAAGTTTTATGAAGACTTCACAAAAGAAAAAGAACGATATGAAGCGCTCAACAAAGAATTGGCTCAAGCTCGGCGTGATGTCGCTGATATTACTTCCGCTAATGACAGGATGCGCAACCAACTGTCAGCCTTGTCCAGATTGCAATCAAGTAAAGATCGAGAAACCTGCCTTAGAGACCTTAATGAATGTCGAGAAGTGGCAGTCGGACTATCTGCTCTTGCAGGACAGGCTTATGAAGCATTTGAACTTCAAAAACGAGCCGACAAAATTAAGTAAGTAACGATACTCATAATTCAACAAAATCCATTGACCTATGAAGTTTATTGTTTATAATATTAAGTAGTTACTTACTTATAAAAAAGATGCTTTTCAAAATAATCAGCCAATCGGTCGTCGATAAAGAAGATGTCGTCCATTACTACAACAACGAAACAAACGAAATTTTTGACGCTGAGAACCGTCTGATTGATATAGCGGAACCTTTAGACATACCGCAAAAGCAGTTTAAGCCATTTACAGGCTTCCCAGTTTCAAAGACAAGAGTCTTATCAAAGCTCAAAGTCCAATTGGGTTTGAAATGCAACCTTAATTGTTCTTATTGCTCCCAAGCTGAGTCTAGGAGTCTATCTAAGGACGATTCTTTGGGCGATGTTGAGTCGTTCATTGCTTCTCTCCGTCGAGAAGAACTTTCAATTAAACCCAACGGACGCATTGAGTTTTGGGGCGGTGAGCCTCTTGTCTATATCAAGACATTAAGAAAGCTGATTCCTGAGCTGAGAAAACTTTATCCGACGCAAGAATTTCACATGATCTCCAACGGCACTTTACTGACCAAAGAGATCGTTGACTGGCTCGTTGAGAATAAAGTTTCTTTCATTATCTCTCACGACGCTCAAGGGTATGCTCTTCGGGATGATCTTGACCCACTTTACAAGACAGAAACAAAACTCATTTGGTTATATGCCAAGGAACAACTGCACAACGCAGGTCTGAAATTCGGATTCAATGTTGTGATTACTCGTGCAAACTGCGATATAGCCAACATTCCCGAATTTTTTCAACGGCATTTTTCAGCTAACGCCTCTTTCGGCTTTGAGGGCATTGTTCAGCCAAGCCGAGAAGAGGATGTGTTCAGAAAAGAAGACATCGACGTTCTTGAGAATGATATGAAATACGTTCTTGTCCATAATCAAGAAGACTTCGGAAATCTTGTTAAAGAAGCTCAGAACGTTCTTAACGCTTTAGCTCAAAGAAGACCGCTTTCAGCTATTCGAGCAAAGTGCGAAGCGCCCAACTCTGATGTTTTGGTCGTTGATCTCAGGGGGAACGTTATCTCCTGTCAGAACTTCACGCATATCTCTCAGAAGATTGGCGAATTGAATGACTATGACAACATCAAATCAGTGAATTTTGTTCATTGGTCAAAGAAGTTCGTCAAAGAAGACTGTGAGAATTGTCCAGTTGTTCAGTTCTGCAAGGGCGGATGTCCCTTAAACCTCTGCACTTTCTGTCATAACGATTACGTTTATCACATGGCTTTATTCAAAGCCGTTTGGTTCTTACTTTTTCAAGCAGACATTAAAACAATCACACCCATTCAATGATTACCTCAATTATCAAAAGAGACGGCAGTATCGAGCCGTTTAATCCCGAGAAAATTGTCATAGCAATATCAAAAGCAGGGTCTGCAACAGGTGAATTTGATAATCAAGTATCAAAAGAACTTGTTCAGTCTATGGTTCTCCCCCGTATCAATGCGAAGAAAGGGAGAGCCGTTTCTGTCGAAGACGTGCAGGATATTGTTGAAAACGTCTTATTCGATACAGCTTTTGAAAAAACTTATAAGGCTTATGCAATTTACCGCAACGAGCATACAAAAGCTCGTGAGCGCCAGAAAGTTGCGGTCGATGTGGAAAGCTCCGTTAATGAGTACATCAATCAAGACGACTGGCGTGTAAGAGCAAACGCTAATCAGGGTTATTCTCTTGGTGGAATGATTCTTAACGTCTCGGGCAAAGTTACAGCTAACTATTGGCTGAATAGCATTTACCCGAAAGAGATTGGGTTAGCCCATAGAAACGGTGACTTTCATATTCACGACTTGGATATGTTGTCGGGATACTGTTGCGGCCACTCTCTCAGGGCACTTCTGAACGAAGGTTTTAACGGCGTTCCAAACAAAGTTTCAAGTAAACCTCCGAAACATTTATCTTCGGCATTATCTCAAGCTGTTAATTTTTTAGGCACGCTTCAAAATGAGTGGGCTGGCGCTCAGGCTTTCAGCTCCTTCGACACGTATTTAGCTCCGTTTGTCCGTGTTGATAATCTTTCTTATGATGAAGTCAAGCAAAATGTTCAGGAATTTATCTATAACCTGAATGTGCCAAGCAGATGGGGTTGCGTCTTGCCAAGTACCAAGGTGCTGACTACAGAAAACAAATGGAAAGGTTTTGACGAACTCACTACTAAAGATAAAGTTTGGTCTATAAATCAACAGGGATATCTTTGCCAGTCAGCAATTAAGGTCGTCATTAAAAAACCTTATGACGGCTTGATTTACGAACTGTCTAATGACGCTTTTAACTATAGACAAACTGTTACAGCGGAACACCGAGTCTATGTTAAGAACAATCATTTGGGAGAAACAATCAATCCATCCTCCTACATTGTCAAAACGGCTCAAAAAATAGCCGAAGATGAAAAAGAAGTTTGGGTTCCGTATTCAATTGGAGCAAGCGGAGAAGAAACTTGGGAGGATTGGACTTCTGTTAATGAAGTCCTTACAGGAGCAAAACCCCATCCGCCGATAAATATTCAAATTAACAAAATTTCTTGCCGTCATTACCAAGGTGACGTCTGGTGTCCTTCTGTTACGGAAGGAAATGTCATCTTCAAAGATGAAGAAGGCCATGTCTTTTTATCTGGTCAAACTCAAACTCCGTTTACCAACTTAACGTTTGACATTCATTGTCCAGACGACTTGCGAAATCAACATCCCTTGATTGGCGGGAAAGAAGTCGATTTTACCTACGGTGATCTTCAAAAAGAAATGGACATGATTAACCGTGCCTATATTGAAGTGATGATCGAAGGTGACGCTCAGGGAAGAATCTTCACATTCCCAATTCCTACTTATAACATCACTGATGATTTTGACTGGGATTCTGAGAACTCGAAGTTAATGTTTGAGATGACTGCAAAGTATGGCACTCCGTACTTTCAGAATTTTATGAACTCAGACCTCGATCCACACATGATTCGTTCAATGTGTCCGTTAGCACCCACCACAAAAGTCAGGGTGAGAATCGGCGGAATATTGGAATGTATGGCTCAGATTGAAAAGCTGTCGGGTCTTAAAGACAAGATTGAAGTCTTCTACAAAAACGAATGGCATACAGCAAAACTCGTTAGAGCAACAAAACAGAAAACTCGAAAGATTTATTGTTCTAATGCCGAATATGTAGAGATGGGCGTTCATCATCTTCAGCCTGTATTGATGGGCAATAAGATTGTCACTCTCACTGGCGCTGATTTAACTTGCGGAATGAAATTACCGAAGGATGATTCTTATCTCGATCATACAAGAATCATTGATATTCAAGAGGGCGAAGTCCGAGACGATCTGTACTGCTTTGAAGTTGAAAATAAAGAACGTCTTTTCACGCTTGCTAACGGATTGATAACCCATAATTGCCGTCTTCGTCTTGATTTGACTGAGCTTATTCATCGTGGCAATGGTCTTTTTGGCTCTGCTGAACAAACTGGTTCTATCGGCGTCGTAACGATTAACCTTGCAAGACTCGGCTATCTGTTCAAAGGTAATTGGGAAGGTCTGTTAGAGCGTTTTGATTATCTTTGTGATCTTGCAAAAGAAAGTCTTGAACTTAAGCGCAAACTAATTACCAAGTTAATGGGCGAAGGGCTTTATCCCTTCACTAAGCGCTATCTCGGCAGTTTCAAGAACTTCTTCTCAACTATCGGCGTAAATGGCGCAAATGAGATGATTAGAAACTTCTCTGACGACCAATACGATATTACCGACGAAAGAGGTCACGAGCTGGCTGTCGAACTGCTTGAGCACTTGAATAAACGCATTCAAAATTATCAAGCTGAAACAGGTAATCTTTACAACAGCGAAGCAACTCCTGCCGAAGGAACTGCAACACGTTTTGCTCGCGAAGACAGAAAGCGCTTTCCTGACATTATTCAGGCAGGTCAAGACGGTCATCGTTATTACACGAACTCTACTCAGTTACCCGCTGGCTTTACCGATGACCCTTTTGAAGCGTTAGATCATCAGACTGATCTTCAGAGACTCTATCTTGGCGGATGTGTAGAAAAGGGTAATTACGTCATCACGAACAAAGGACGTATGCTCATTGAAGACATCGCTGAAAATTGGAAATCGCTTAAAGGCTCGTTAGAAGTTGTTTCTTATAACTCTAAGACCAACAAAAGTGAATGGAAGAAAGTAACTGACGCCATGAAGATTGACGTGAGCAAACACGACAAAATTCACATCACAGGCGAAAGAGGTTTGAACATTGTCACAAGCGACTGGCACCCGTTCTTTGTCGTCAACAAAGAAACCTATTTAGTTGAAGAAAAGCGAGCGGATGAACTGAAAAAGGGCGATTGGATTCTTCAAAATAAAGAAATTTTAATTCCCAAGACCTCTGACTCCGAGCTTTCTTTTGATACTGCTTATCTGATCGGTTATTTCATGGGCAACGGTTCTATGTCATTAACAGAAGATAACAGAGGTGGAAACCACATCACTAAAACTTTCATTCGATTTGATGATGGAAACAAGAACATTCTCAAAAAGATAGCGAAGATTCTTAACGACAAATTTGGAACCGAAATTCAATCTCATTCCCAAGATAGAAGAAGCAAAGATTGGAAAATTGGAACTACAAAAACCAACGTTGGCGACTTCTTCAGAAAGTACGGCTTCAAAGAAGGAGTCAAGTGTTACACGGTAGGCGTCTCAGAAACACTGCGTCAAGAGTTATCTAATCAAGAGGTAGTATCGGGCGTACTTTCGGGACTTATTGATAGTGATGGCCACATAAACGATATGGGTGATTTTGAATACATGACAGCTTCCGAACGTCTTGCGCAGGATGTGGTCGAAATGTTCAATTTGCTCGGAGTGATTGCATATTACAAACCCAAACTCTCAGTAAGAGAAAATGAATCCGTTATGTATAGAGTCAGAGTGAGCGCCTTTGAATTGTCAAAAGTTTGGGACTCTTTGAAAACCACTACTGCAAGAATTGTTAAAGCGGATTATAAAAAATATGCTCGACAACTTCCCGTTGCTAGGGTTAAAGAAGTCTCGAAAGTTGATGTCGAAGACAATCAGTTTTATGACCTAACGGTAGAAGATAATCACAACTATTTGTGCGGCAAGCAAACCTATGTGTTTATTCACAACACCGTACTTCACCTCTTTACAGGCGAAAGAATCAGCTCTTGGAAAGCGGCTAGAGATATTGTGAGAAAAACCTTCTCTCATTATCAGTTGCCTTACATCACGATCACTCCGACGTTCTCTATCTGTCCGAAACATGGATATATCGCTGGCGAGCATAAGTTCTGCCCGCTTTGTGATGATGAATTAATAGCTAAAAAGAAACACGAGAAAGAAAAATGTCAGAAGGCTGGGATTGGTAATTAACAACAAATACAAGGAGAAAACTAAATGGAAACCCAAAAAGAAGAAATTGAATTGAAGGACGAGGAGCGTCAACCTTGTGAAATCTTCTCGAGAGTAATGGGGTATTTTCGCCCCCTATCTCAATGGAACGATGGTAAGCAGGGTGAATTTGAAGATCGTGAATACTTCAAAGAAACCAAATGTCACTTAGACGAAGAAGAGTCTAAATAATCAAGAAGGGGCGTTTTGCGCCCCGTCCGTTTACCGACAATAAGGATAACAATGGTACAACGATATACAGAGATACCGAGTACGCAAAAAATTCGGGATTCTCTTCAGCCGATTCTAAACAACGACAAGACGGCTCTTTCTTGTAGCTCAGGTACATCTTTTCCTTCTGCAAACATCGTTGAAGGAATGCTTTGTTATCGTACTGACGAGAAAAAGCTCTATCAGTTGATTGATGTCAACAACCCAAAGACTGGCTGGGTTCTGATCGCTGATTTAAATGGCGAATTCCGACACATCGAGGGCGGAGAGGGCAATGCAATCGACTACACAGCCAAAGACTTAAACCTTTGGAACAAAATGCCGACTGGTTTCTACGAAGGAACCAATATGCTCAATGCTCCTGAAGGTGATACTCAATGGCGTGTCATTCAGTTCAGACACGGTAACTCCGACGGCTTCGCAACTCAGATTGCTTTCGGCTTTACAAGCGGTTTGATGATGATTCGTCATCAAGCTGGCGGAGATTGGTCTGATTGGAATAGAGTCTTTGCGGGTTCTCCGACAGGTGCAGTTATTGAGGGCATGAACGCTGAGAAAGTTGGCGGTTATAAGTCCGGTAATGAATCAGGTCGGGTTCCCGTCAGCAACGGTACAGTCAACACCGATCTCAATGCGGATATGGTTGACGGTTACCATGCAGGCAACGGTGCAAATCAAATCCCTGTTAGCAACGGCACAGTAAATCTGTCTTTGAATGCTGATCAGCTTGACGGTTATCACGCTGGCAACGGAGCTAATCAGATTCCTATCAGCAATGGCACTTTAAACAAGGGTTTGAATGCAGAAATGATCGGCGGATTTGCCGCAAAGGAATTTGTGAAGATTGCTGGTGACGGAAAAGTCAACGTCATTAACGCTAACTCTACAAACTCTCAAAGCGCCACAATTCAAAACGTGGATGGGTTTAATTACAACATCAATGTCACTCCAAGACAGACGACCACTAAAGATCACCTCTTAAGCGGAGTCAGTAGCGACACCTACGATTACTACAGAAACGCTGGCGGTAGCGGAGATTACGCAGGCACAAGAACAAGAATTTACATAAATACACTTCCAGAACTTGGCGGTAACGGCAATTACAGCATCAATACCATTCTCAAGGCGCTCGTAAAAGTCGCTCATTCTCACTCCGTCGTTAAAGAAGACTACCGCTACAACTGCAAATGCCAGTGCAATTGCGATTGCGACTGTGGCGACGACAACTGTTCAGAATAAAGATGCAAGAAAGACCTAGAAGACACATAATTTCAAAGATTTTCCCCTTTGATGTCACAAACTATGCGGCAGACAAAACACGTCTTGCTATGAGAGTATTAGAGCCGATTTCTAAGCTCCCCGAAGAGATACAGAAAGTCTTAGTGAAGAAGCCCGCTCATAACATCAATCTTCTTCACTCTACTTTGCAGTTAGCAAGCAACAAAGCACAACAAAATCTGCAAGAGGTAAATTTCACCTTCGAGATTGATGGGGTTCGCTATTTTATTTTGTTGGAAGAAGTGTTTGATAAGAACACTCACTTGCTTCGTAAGTCTTGGCTTCCGATGGGCAATCTCGCTTTTGTCGTTAAAAAAGATGAAGGTGTTTTAACTGTTGTGGACACTCAGAAAGAATCTTTCATCTCTCGGTTCAGATCAGCTTATCAGGCTCAATTCATGGGCAGAACAAGCCTCGGACAGGTCTTTTGTCGAGACAAGAAAGATAATGTCGATGAATGCGCTATGAGCTTTGCCACAAAACCGAACGGCAAGATCATCACTAATCTGAGAATCGACAAAGAGACAACCCCCGCTGGTTTTGTCAACGATAAAGTTGGAGCTTCTCGTTATCTTAACATTCTCCCGAGAATGACGGCTCCTGATCACTGCAAACCGAACGAGCTTGTCACCATTCACGTCCAGTTCTACCAAGGCAACACAGATAACAAGATTACTGGTGTTAATTGGGATGGACTGGTTGTCGAGGCGGTTGACGGTTACGCGCCTCATAAGAGAGTCAAGATTCGTGACGGTAAAGGTTCTTTCAAGGTTCGCGCGTTAGACCTTGAGGACGGCGACATCATGCGCATTAAGCTCAATACTAAGTGGTACACGGATAAGGCCGAATGTCAGATCAAAGTTCTTTCCAACCCTTAAACATTCTTTTTGGTTCGGCTTGTAATCTCAAGTGCGGTTATTGTCTGCAACAAGACGGCACACCAAAAGTCAACAAAAAAGCTGACTTGAACGACTTCATTCTGAAGTTTTGGGATTACTTAGACCGAACTAACAAGAAATTCTCTTCCGTGCATTATTGGGGCGGAGAACCCATGCTGTATTGGAAGAGAATCAAAGAGGTCTATAAGCTCATTGCCCCCTTTGTTGGCGCGAAAAGACATCGCATTACGACAAATGGAACTCTAATAACCAAAGAGTACGTTGACTTTTGCAATAACTATTCAGATATTTTTACCGTCGTTTCTTTCCATGATGGAAGAATTACCGACGATAAATGGAGATTGGTTGGCAAGCTCAATCACTTCTCCATTGAGGCACTGATTCATCACAAAAGAGTCAGTCCGCTTGCACTAAGGGACGATTACGAAAGAATCTGTGACTTAATGGACAAGAGACCGCCGATTGGTTTCGACATGATCAAAGCCAACGATGGATGTCATTCTGACTATTGGATGACAGAAGAAGACCTTTGTGATTACTTTGCGTCGATGATTCATATCTATGAATTGGCGAACATCAAGAAAGACCCGTTTTGTCAAGCCGTCATTGCTCAGTTTCTTTACCGTTATCGGAAAGACTTAAAGTACAAGGGAATCAAACCCAATCCTTGTGTTAACAATCACATTCTTTCAATTGACCTGTTCGGCAATACTTACAACTGCCACCATAACAACAGCCCAGAAAACATCACGGGCAACATTTTCAACCCCGACTTCATCCCACCAAAGCCAATTAGTTTCAACTTAAGTCGATTTTCAAGCACAACAGACTGCCGAAACTGTAAGACTTATCCATCTTGCGGTGGCGGTTGCTATACCTCTAATACGCATGAAATCGACTGCTTCTATTACAAAACAAGAGAAGAACTTGCAAAACTTTGGCTTGAAGAATTAGAAAAACATGAACGAGAAACTTCAAGAATTCGCCAAGATTTACAACGACCTTAAAAATTATCCTACTAACGTTGATGTCGCCTATCACTTCGGCATTAACGAGCGAACAGTTAGAAAAAGAGCCAGAAGAGCCCGTGAAGAAGGAATTGAGCTTATCAAACGAGGGAAAGTTCCTTTAACTGAAGAAGAAACAATCTTCAGAGAGAATTACACAAAAGAAGACTGCATCGCAGAACTTCAGAAACTCCAAGAAGAGAACTACGGTAAATTCATTACTCGCACTTTCTATCGAAACGAAACCTACACTTCGGACTCTACTTGGAACCGCTACTTCGGCACCTTTGACGAATTCAAGCGTCAAGCAAGACTGACTCTGACCCGTGCCCAACAGCAGTTAGAAAAAGACATTGCTAAACACGCTTCAAGAGACTCGTACGGCGTTTTTAACGAAGAAAGAAAGGGTTACGAAGGGAAGTACCTCAAGCCCAATAACAATCGCTTTAAAACGATTCTCGTGGGTTCTGACTTTCACGATGTTGAATGTGACAAGTTCTTTTTAAGAACATTCTTAGATGTCGCTCAAAGAGCACAGCCTGATGTTATTTGTCTTGCAGGAGACCTCTTTGATCTTCCAGAGTTTGGTAAATACACAGTTGACCCAAGAGAATGGAATGTAGTCAGCAGAATTGAATTCGTGCATAAGAACATTCTTGAGCCGATGCGAAAAGTCGCTCCGAATTCTCAGATCGACTTAATCGAAGGAAATCACGAGTGCGTTTCTCTTGATACTGAGGTTCTGACAGATCATGGCTGGGTTAAGGCTCCCGATCTTCGCTATGACATGAAGGTGGCAAGTTTCGTTCATTCTGAAGAAAAAGATCAACTTCATTTTGACCATCCGAAAGCATTAGCGGGAATGAAACTTGTGCAGTGTGTTCACGTCACGGGAACGCTGGCTAATGAGCTGATTTCGAAATCTCATAACATCTATATTGACGGCAAACTTCAGCCAGTTAAGAACTTCATTTCAAAGAATGTTCTTCAGAACCGAAAAACAAATTCTCTGAATCTGTCCTTTAATGAGTTAGTTTCTGATGAAGCCATCATTGCTATGGTCACTGGCAAAAGAAAGGTTGACTTCTTGATTCTGTCCAAACTCACTCCGAGACAGTTAAAACTTGCAGAAGAGCATCTTGAAGAAAGACCCTCTAAACACGGAAGACGCCTAATTGTTAATGACCCTAAGATTGCCGAAGCTCTTCAGTTGTCCTACATCTTCAATGGCGTTCCTTGTGTTTACAAAGAAGTTTGGGAAAGCAAAGGCTTTATAAAGAATTGGTGTTTGGTTCTTTTCACAAACACAAGAACTTCCAAAGCGACAGTCAACATCGAAGAAGCCGACAGACAGACCGTTGTGGCGGTTCAGACTATCGACGGTACTTTGATTACAAGACGCAACGGAGTAGTGAATTTTACGGGTAATTGCCGCTTAATTAAACACTTGGCAGAAGCAACACCTGCATTGAGAGCGGTGCTTTCTGACCTGCACGGCTTTACCATTCCGAAACTTCTCGGATTGGATAAGTACGAAGTCAATTACATTGCAAAAGCGGATTTACGAGCTTGGAGCAAGCGTGATGAAGAAAAAGAAATTGCGAATAACTATAAGGTTTATTACGACAGTTTCTTAGTACATCATCTTCCTCAAGCTCGGAATATGGGAATGCCGGGATGTCACGGGCATCACCATAAACACATAGTTTGGAGTTCATTTTCTCCGACCTATGGCACATTCGAGTGGCATCAACTGGGTTGCGGACACAAACGAAGCGCAAGCTACTGTGAAGGAGAGCGCTGGGGGTTGGGTTTTGGCTTAGTGCATATTGATACTCAGACTAAAGCAACAAACTTCGAGTACATCCCCGTCACTGATTTTGCTATGGCTGGCGGTAAGTTTTATCAGCGTGATTTTGCAACCGAACCTCAATACTAATAATGACAAGAAGAAAAGAACAACCGTCGATAGAAGACCTTGGCAGACCTGACGTTAAACCGATTGAAGGCAAGACCGAGACTCAAAAGCGTTACATCAACGCCATTAAAAACTTCAAGCTGATTTTTGCAACGGGTTCTGCTGGCACGGGGAAAACTTGGCTGGCTACAGCTTTGGCCGCTCAAGCATTGTTAAACGACAGAACAGAGGGGATTATTCTTACACGACCCGCAGTTGAAGCGGGCGAGAGCTTAGGCTTTCTTCCAGGCGAAATTGAAGAGAAGTTTGAACCTTATCTTCAGCCCTTTAAGCAAGTTCTCTATGAACGTCTTGGTAAAGGTAAAGCCGAGTACATGATTAAAGCGGGAAAAATCAAAGCTATCCCGCTGGCGTATCTTCGCGGGATGACGTTTCGGAATTGCTTTGTAATTTTGGACGAAGCTCAGAACACTTCACCGACGCAGATGAAGATGTTTTTGACTCGAATTGGTGAAAACTGCACGGTTGTAGTCAATGGCGATACTTCTCAGCAGGACATTAGAGGTGAGTCGGGCTTAACCGACGCTATCGAACGACTGAGCTACATTCCGAGCGTCAAGATCATTGAATTTAAAAAAGAAGACATTGTTCGCTCAGGTTTAGTACAGGAAATTGTGGAGGCTTATGAACAGCCAAAGAAGGATAATCGGCCATTAAAAGAGTACAAACGCTTCTACGAACGTAAGGAATATCCAGCTACTCCATATATCCCTAATATCTCGCCAAATCCTTACGACCCTCCGTTGGGCGGTTGGACTTGCAAAATAACAGACAAAGAGGTGATAGCCAAAGAGGTAAAAACCGCCGAAGATCGTCTTAATGACAGCGAAAACCCGTTTAGTCGGTTTTTTCAAAATCACATCAAAAATCTAAGTCTGTAACCCGAAACTTGCTTCATCACCCCGCCAGTATTCAGCTTGGCGGGTTTCTTTTTCTCAAACTCTCAACGAAGCTCTCACCCTTATAATATATATAAATAAGAAATTACTTAATTTAAAGAAACATAAATGGGTGAGAGCTGGAGCGAAAACAATGATTCAAACGTTACTTCCTACTTGGTTGCAGACTACCTTCGGAGTGGATAAGTCCTTCGAAGAATGTGAGGTTTTGATGATCTCTTCTTTTACGCCCCTTCAAAGGGCGAATGAAGCAGGACTGTTTCGCTCGAAGTGGTTTGACTACCGTCGGCTCCATCCGATTCAAGCCGATTACTACTTTGCGGGTCAGTACAGAGAGTTTGCGGTTCGTTGGTTAGAGTTTACAGAAGGGAAAGCCTCAAGTCGTTATAGAAAGGGCGCAAGAACCAACTTTTTAGCGTCTAGGGAGAAGGTTTGCGTCAATCAGCTAAGAAGATGCGCCGATTCGATTGGATGCGAATACAGAGCGTTTTTGGAGGTTTTAGAAGGGTGTCTTAAAGAACTGCACAAACTTGAAGGAAAGTATTACCCGAGACCCGCTCAGTTTCTACAGTTGGCAAAAGATGCGGAACTGATGAATGCGATCAAAAGGGATTTTTGGCTGGGCGACGAAACGTTCTATGCAAAAGACCCGTTCTTTTCTCCTGCAAGGTTTATAGGACACGCAGATCAAATTGCTTATGAAAATTATCTTGTTTCTCGGGTCAAACGTACCGTTTCAAACTTTCAAAGAGAACTGCTTCTAGGAACAATTATGTACAAACACAATGCGCTGAGAATCGAAAAAGCATTGCAAGAATTCGGGTTAACGATAGTACAAAACGCACAACGAACCTTTGTTTAAATAATAAGTAGGTAACTACTTAAGATATAATGTCTGTCATCAAAAAATGAGAAGAATAAATGACTGAAGAGGTAATCCCTACAACAACAGCAGACGGCACACCCATCAAGTACGAATTCGATGAAAAGTTTCAGAGAGCTTTGGTGGTGCTGGCGTTGCGCGACATCAATTTCATGCGTCGCGCAGACAGTCTGCTGTACCCACAGCACTTTGATTCAAATGCGAATGCAGTGCTGTGCAAGATTGCAAAGGATTTCTACAGTAAGTACAAAGCGCCCTTAGACGGCTCAATGCTTAAAGAAGTATTGAACGACTACATAAAAGCAAAAACCTTCAAAGAGTCGGATTTACGAGAGGTCATCCCTATACTGGGGGAAATCTATAAAAATTCGACGCCTTTGCCTCCTTCAGAGCCGATTATTGACAAGCTCTCTGAGTTTGCTAGAAGCAGTGCGGTTACCTGCGCCATTATGAAATCGGTCGATCTCATTGAAAAAAGAGATTGGGGAAAGATTGAAAAGAGCTTAAGGGACTCTCTTTCTGTTGGGGCCGAAGACGATACTTCTACTTACGACTATTTCGCTGAAATCGACAAACGTACAAAAATCAGAGAAAACGAATTAGCGGGTCTCATGCCTCCTAGAGGTATAACGACAGGCTGTAAACAGCTTGATGACGTTTTGTATCGAAACGGTTGGGGGAGAAAAGAGCTTTCGTTGATTATGGCTCCAGCTAAGGGCGGTAAATCGATGGCGTGCATTTATTTTGCTAAGGGAGCTTGTATTCATGGTCACAATGTATTGTATGTAACGCTTGAAGTTGCGACTGATATTGTTTCGGCTCGTTTAGACGCTTGCGTTACCGATACTGAAATGCGGGAGTTGGTGAATAAGTCCAGCGAAGTCAAAAGACGCATTGAGGGAGTGAAATCTCTTAAGGGCCGAGGGTTGTTGCATATCAAAGAGTACCCTTCGGGTTCTTTGAAAGTCTCAAACTTAAGACGTTATCTTGAGTCAGCGAGAAACAAGGGCGTTCAATATGACCTGATCTGCGTTGACTACGCTGATTTGATGGCGCCCGAAGTTAAGTCGCCCAATCAAATTGAAAATTTCAGACAGATTTACGTTGATCTGAGAGCTTTAGCTTTTGAGTACAACTGCGCGATTCTGACCGCAACTCAGACGAACCGAGAGGGCGCAAAAGCAAAAGTTGCTGAGATGACACACGTGGCGGAAGACTTTAACAAAATTCGAACCGCCGACATTGTGATTTCAATTAACACAACAAAAGAAGAAAGATTAAAAGGTGAAGCTCGGTTGTATTTCGTCGCCAGCCGAAACCAAGAGTCTGGAATCACGTTAAAGATCAAACAAGACATTCCCAAGATGCAATTTATTTCAGGTTTTATTGGGCATGAAGGCGAAACCGCTTCAACTTCTACAGACCCTACAACGGGAGTAGCTGGAATGCCCGAAGACGAAGAACATTAACCGTCATAAGGAGACGACTATGTTTCATAAATGGAGATCAATTGAGAACTATGAACGTATAGATAAAGACCTTTTGAACCAAGTCGAATGTGATCTTTTTTACGTAACAGAAAAATTGGACGGCTGTAACGTCTGTATTTGCAATAAACGTGAAGTCATTGACGAACTTAATTGGCATGAAAGCTGGGTCGTTCGCTCAAGAAACGGAGGAGAT